ACCGGATGGCCGCGCGATTTTTTCCCCCGGGCCCACGTACTGACTAAAGATATGACCGTCCAATGATAGTGCGCCTGGCGAGCGTAATTATTGATCCTTGGGCCCCAAGAATGGGCACGTTTTTCTATAAATGTGAGTTGGACGGTGTTTAGTGGCTCACTTTAATTTGAAATGCCCAAGCGGGATGCCCCATGGCGCTCCCACCCTGGGACCTCCAAGGTGAGCCGCAATTTGAGGTACTCCTCGCCCCGTGGTGGTCTGGGCCCAAATTATGATAAGGCCCAAGCCTGGGTGAACAGGCCCATGTACAGAAAGCCCAGGATCTACCGTTTGATGAGAGGCCCAGACGTCCCCAAGGGCTGTGAAGGCCCATGTAAGGTGCAATCCTTTGAGCAGCGTCACGATGTCTCCCATGTTGGCAAGGTGATCTGCATATCTGATGTTACCCGTGGCAACGGTATCACCCACCGTGTTGGTAAGCGCTTCTGTGTCAAGTCTGTCTATATTATGGGCAAGATATGGATGGACGAGAACATCAAGCTCAAGAACCACACCAACAGCGTCATGTTCTGGCTTGTGAGGGATAGGAGACCCTATGGTACTCCCATGGACTTCGGCCAGGTGTTCAACATGTACGACAACGAGCCCAGTACTGCCACCGTGAAGAACGATCTTCGTGATCGGTATCAGGTTATGCACAGGTTCTACGCTAAGGTCACTGGTGGGCAGTATGCCAGCAATGAGCAGGCTCTGGTTAGACGGTTCTGGAGAGTGAACAACCACGTGGTGTACAACCACCAGGAAGCCGGGAAGTACGAGAACCACACAGAGAACGCCCTATTATTGTATATGGCATGTACCCATGCCTCTAACCCCGTGTATGCTACATTGAAGATTCGGATCTATTTTTATGATTCGATAATGAATTAATAAATTTTGAATTTTATTGAATGGCGTTCTATTACATGATTTACATACGGTTTGTCTGTTGCGAATCGAACAGCTCTAATGACATTGTTAATTGAAATAACCCCTAATCTGTCTAAGTACAACATTACTAAATGCCTAAACCTAGCTAAATATGTCGTCCCAGAAGCTGTCACTGATGTCGTCCAGATTTGGAAGGTCAGGAACGCCTTGTGTAGATCCAGCGCCCTCCTCAGGTTGTGGTTGAACCTGATCTGGACTGTGTATATCCTTGTCGCTATGTATGGCAGGTCCTCTAGGTTGTATATCTTGAAATAGAGGGGATTTGGTACCCTCCAGATATACTCTCCACTCCTTGCCTGAAGAGCAGTGATGGGTTCCCCTGTGCGTGAATCCATGGTTCCTGCAGTTTATGGAGATGTATATTGAACAACCGCAGTCCAAGTCTATTCTCCTACGCCTGACTGCCCTCTTCTTGGCAATCCTGTGTTTGGGTTCGATAGAGGGGGGCGTCGAGGAAGACGAATTTTGCATTGTGTAGTGTCCACCTCTTGAGTGAAGAGTTTTCTTCCTTCTCTAGGAACTCTTTATAGGACGTCCCCTCTCCAGGATTGCATAGTACGATTGACGGGATACCACCTTTAATTTGAACTGGCTTGCCGTATTTACAGTTGGATTGCCAGTCCTTCTGGGCCCCTATCAATTCTTTCCAGTGCTTTAGCTTTAGGTATTGCGGACTGATGTCATCAATGACGTTATACTCAGCACTGTTTGAGTAAACCCTAGAATTGAAGTCCAGATGACCACTCAGATAGTTATGGCATCCTAGTGCACGAGCCCACATTGTTTTGCCCGTACGTGAATCGCCTTCTATGATGATACTGATAGGTCTTTCTGGCCGCGCAGCGCGATCAGTTCCAAAATAATGATCAGCCCACTCTTGCATACCTTCTGGGACGTTATTAAAGGATGACATTGGAAATGGTGGAGACCATGGTTGAGGGGGTTTTTGGAAGAGGCGCTCGATGTTAGCCTTTACGTTATGGTAGCTAACGATGAATGTCCTTGGATCTCCGGCTTTTATAATGTCGAGAGCCTCTCCCGCACTAGATGCATTGACAGCGTTGTGGTAGACGTCGTCTTTGTTTGACTTTGTTCCCCCAGACACCTTGTACAGTCCGGATTCACAATAATCACCTTCTTTGGTGATGTAATTCTTGACGGCGTTGGTGTCTTTGGCTGCCTGGATATTTGGGTGAAAATTGGCAGACCTTCTTGGGTGAGTGAGGTCGAAAAATCTAGCATCCTTGATGTTGGACTTCCCCGATAGTTGGATGAGGCAGTGTAAGTGAGGGAACCCATCGGCATGTTCCTCTCTGGCGACTCTGATGTATGTGGGTTTGACAATTGACCATGGTAGGGATTGAAGCATCTGAATAGCTTCATCTTTTTGTATATCACACTGAGGATATGTTAAGAATATATTTCTGGCTTGGAGACGAAATGAATTTGGGTTTCGGGGCATATTTGCAAATATTTTATGGGACTCCAGAGGATGCTCTCAACTTCTGTGCTATTTGGTGGAGTCCTGGAGTCCCATTTATACTAAAAGCCTCTGGGGGACTCCAGGGGCAAAAGCGGCCATCCGCAATAATATT